TCCCTGCTAACTCTATTCTTAGCATTTTTATACGTCTATTTCTTTTTGCTAATGTACAGGACATTGCATTTAGTAGACTTATGAGCTAACCATAACATATATATAGTGTATGTGAAGATTTAATACAATCTATATAGCGTTGCGTTGTATTACCTCTCAATTTATGGTCAATTGTTGTACAAATATTGTTTACTTTATGTACAGTTTATGGACACTATTAGACCATCTTTAGACAAGGATTTAATACATAAGATCCTAGATATAAAGCCAAAATACATTACAACACCTGCATTTTTAAATATGCTATTAGAAGATGCATACAATGCAAGATGCAAAAATGAAAAAAATATGGCACTATATATACATAAAGATAGAGAATTAGAAAAAAAGGGTTTAGAAAGAAAAGAACAAAAAGAAAAAATTAATAAAAAAGAAAAACAAGAAAAGATAATACCAGATGATTTATTACACTTACAAACTCTTATAGATGATTTCTGGAAGGTTAAGAAAGGTAGTAAGTCAATACAAGCTTGGAAACAACAGATAACAGAATACAAAAAATTTATAGAAAAGTATGGTGAAAAGGTATTAAGAGATCAGTTAGAAGCAGGTATTCTTGCAGGTACTTGGAAGGGCTGCACAATAAAAAATTATGAGTCTATAAGAAAAATAAATAATCCTTTTGTAGAAGAAGAAAAAGTGCATCCCAATCAAAAGGTTGTACAGTTTGATGATATGGGGAATTTAATCTAATGGATAGTTTATTCGGCGGTGGTGCAAAAAAAACACTACGCATGATGGTAAAAAAAGGCCTTATTACAGTTCAAGATTTAGATACACCTCCTTCTGGCTGGTTTATTGCAATGGGTTATGAAAGAGAGACAGGCACAGGAAAATGGAAACGTATTTTACGTACAAAATCTGGTGCAAATCCGTCACTTCCTGTACATAAATTGCCAAAATATAGAAATAGTCTTACAGGTAAAATAACTTTTGATCCTGTGGAATATGAAAAATAATAATATACCATTTCCTAATAAAAAATATAATATTATTTATGCTGATCCAGCGTGGCAATATAAAAGAAATGGAAATCACTCCGCAGAAAGTAAATATGATGTTATGTCAACAGAAGATATTAAAAATTTAAAAGTAAATGATATTGCAGAAGAAAATAGCCATTTATATTTATGGGTTACAAATCCTTTTATCTCTGAAGGGTTAGAAATATGCAAAAGTTGGGGTTTTCAATATAAAACTTTATTAACTTGGGTTAAAACTTATAAAGATGGTAGTCCAATTATGGGTATGGGATATTACTTTCGAGGTGCAACTGAACATATTATTTTTGGTGTTAAGGGTAAAAAACTTTGTAATAACAGAAATACAAAAAACATTTTTTATAGCTTACAAAGACAACATTCAAGAAAACCTGATTTTGTAAAAGATATGATTGTTAAATGCAGTGGTGATTTTCCTAGAATAGAGTTGTTTGCTAGAGAAGAATCAGAAGGATGGGATTGTTGGGGTAATGAAACTCAAAAATTTAATAAAAACAATGTACAAAAAGAACTATTTAAAATAAACCAAATATAAAAATGAACATTAAAAATATTTTAATACAAGATCCATTTGTAGAGTTTTATCCAGAACCACATAAATACTACGATCTAAAACGAAAATGCTACGTAGCAAGATCTGTTAGTGATGTAGTAAAAACAAGTGATTTTGTTAGTAAAAATATGGAACAGGCTGCATTACGTGGTACAGCTATACATGAAGCTGCACAGATATGGTGTGAAACAAAGGATAAAACACTAGCATTAGCGTATGCAAAAGAATATAGACAATGGATAGAACATTTAATTAATTATCGTATGTGGAATACGTGGGATTGTGTTGCAAATGAATTACGTATGGTGGACAGAAAAAGAGATATTGCAGGTAGTTTAGATGCAGTATTACAACACAAGGAAACAGGTGTTTTATGTTTAGCTGATTTTAAGACACAAGTTAAGTACAGAAAGAAAAATCATAGGTTACAGATAGGTGGTTATGTATCGCTATTGAATCAAAACTATCCATCTATTACTCTGTTTACTTGTAGAGTTATTTATATAACGCCAGATGGAATAAAAACACAAGAATATAACCCTGCTGAATGTATGTATGATTATGAACAGGCAAGAAGTTTATATTTTAAAAAAGCTACTTAATTTTATGTATATGCGGTATTACTTGGTTTGGTTTAGGTTCTAAATAAACATCTGCACATACATTATAAAAAGGGCTATCTTCTGTCACACGTATACCATTAGCAAGTAAAGATCCACATTCACGTATTCTTGCTATCTGCCAATCTAAACGCTTATTTTCTAATATCTGTTGCTGTAATTTAACCTGTGTTGTAGCAGCCTTTTCACAGGTAGATTGTAATGTGCGATCTAAGGGAATAGTAAAGTTAAGACTAAAACCACTATTTAATGCAAAGCTGTCTTTGTTTGTACCGCTATAGTTCTGTTGATAGAAAAGAATATCACCAGGATTATCAGGTACACCATCATCATTTGCATCTGTAGGATCATAAAAAGGTGTTTCATAATAGTCTCTAAAAGGTTTTCTATAGTTAGCACCAAAGGTAACAAAGGGTGAAAGACTCAAAGTAGCACCCTGACATACAATATTATTTCCAAATTGCTGAGTAGTCATATTACCATTTATGGATTGTATAGCCATATTGGTGACGCTTCCGTTGTTTGACTGACTTACAGCATTAGCAAATGCTTCTACAGGTATTATTCCTATTGTGAGAATACAGAAGTAGTAGTAACAACGCTTTCTGATTCTATTGACCTGTTTATTACTGTTATGTTTTGTAGTCCAGGTGCTTTGTATGTTTCTGTAAATTGAAACGCATTGCCGTCTGATACTGTCCAATTTGGTTTGTTGTTTAGATTTAAGCCTGTCCATGTATATACCTGTCCATTTACAGTTTCATTAATTGATGTGGCATTAGGTGAAATGCTTTTGCTATCACCCATAGATACACCAACACCTGTAACTGTATATTCATATCCTGTAGAGAAGTCTGTAGATGTAATTGTTTCTGTAATAGATGTTGTACTGTTTGTGGTGCTTGATGTCGTACCTGTAGTAAAGGCAGGTGTAATTGGCTGTGATTTAACAGGTATGCCATATATAAACAGTAGCAGTATTAATTTTTTCATTCATTATTTTGTAGTTACCTCAGTTACAAATTGTCCTGTTGTTATAGAACCTGCCCCACCTGGATCTAAATCTGTAATTGTATGATCTGCTTTCATAGTCACATCAAACCCTGTTCCTACACCAGCAGCAGTAGATGTAACACTGCCAAAATTATTAACTTCACCAACTTCTAAATCACCAGATTGTAATGTATCTGGTAATGTTAATGATTCTGTTAATGACCAGTTTGTTGCATTTGAATTTATAGAATATTGCCCTGCATCAAAAGTTACTGCATTAGTTGTTGAGTTAACACTAAAACCTCCTAACTGATCTCCTGTGTTAGATGTACCAACATTAGTACCAGATGCACTATATGACCCTCCTAATCTTTCTACCTGCGTACCTGCTGCATTTACCTGTATTGATACAGATGTTGTTAACTTGCTACTTACATCACAATAGGCTGGTGTAGAAAATAAAAAAATAAAAGGTAGTAGTTTTTTCATGCTTTTGTTTTGGGGTCTACTTCTTTTACACCAATAATTTTTAGTGGCTCTTGTATTATTCTTATAGTTTGCACGTTTTCATTAGAGTTTGCAACACCTTTACCCTCTTCTATCTTTTCATCTTTCTTTTTTTTACCGCCTGGTGTAATATTAAAAGTTGCTAAACAGCCTGTGAACACTGAAGCTATGAATGTTATATCTTTAACTTCTCTATCTTCTGTAAGACCAGGTATTGTTATGTAATTAAGGCTGATAATAAAACCAGCCCAGACCATTACACCTAACCTAATAAAGGTGCCTAGTATCTCTAATTGTTCTTCTTTATCTTCAAATTTTTCTTTTATTTTTTGTAGAGGATTTTTAGTTTTTTGCTCTGACATGTGTTTTTAATCTATAATAGCTGTAGATCAAGGTAAAGAAAAGTGATAGAAGTTATAGCAGCTACATCAGGTGCATTACTTACTGCGTGTTTTATATCAGTCGGTTCTGTATCTTATAGAGGTAGACAATCAAGGGATGACTTAGTAAGAAATACAACAGCAATAGAATTATTAACAACAAAAATAGATGATATGCATGATGACATGAAAGAGGTTTTTCATAGGCTCAAAGAAGTAGAACTGGCTGTTGCAGAAATTAAGCCTAGAAGGTAAAAAAAAGGCTATCTAGCTTTGCAATGGGGATTAGACAGCCTATAGATGACCATATTAAATTTAACGTCTAGAATATGTTTGTAAACCATAACAAGCTATGTACAAAATTTTAAAGCCTATACTGCTACGCTTTCTTTCTACAACAGGATGCAAAAGGTTAATTATTGATCTATTACGTGTAGTTTGTAAGCAGACTACAAATACCTTAGATGACAAGGCTGTTGATATGTTAGAACAGCAGTTATTCCCTAAATTAAATTAGACAATAAAAAACCTTTTACTAAAAGTTAAAAATATTTGTAAAATCAGGTTCTTTTGTAAAATCAATTATTTGAATTCTTGTTTTAGTACAACCTTTTTCTTTTTCAAGATAAGCCGCACATTTGTTAGCCATATCAAGATTGGTGCATTTTGTGTAAAGTACTTGTTCTTCAGTTGTGTTTGGTGCTACGCCCCAGACAATAAATTCTTTTTGCATTTGGAAAGCCTCTCGGTTGTGTATATTTATAGTATATATTTAGGGTATACCCCTATAAGGGTTATGTTACAAATCTATAATAATTAGTCGGGAGATAGATCAAGTCCAACACTTGCCCTGTCTTTCCTAGTGCGATAGGTTTTTTATAACTTTCAAGTTAGTAGAGGTATTACAAAAATACTAACTATCAGGCTTCCCGACTATTTTTATTTTTTCATTATTTTAAAATGTTCTTTAATGTAGTTGTAATACTCTTTTCTTGCCTGATTAGTACTTTCATAAACTTGATACATATTTTTTAAAATACCTGCACCACCATTTTTTTGTTGTATTTGACCTACAGAAGGAAATATTAAAGGGTTTAAATCTTCATGTGATGCTAAAAACTGGTACATTTTCATAGGAAATTGTTTATCTGACTCTAACGATTCAATTACACAACAAAAAGTATTTACTGTTTCATCTTCTCTATAATGTTTCAAATGATTGTATAAACATTTCCATTTGTATTTAGGTAAATCTAAATTTAATTTCATCTGTTTACCTCCTTAGAATACTTACCTTTTTCTATTAGCCAATCAAATTTATTTATATCTAATTTACAGTTTTGGCATCTTTTTACTGTCCAAGATAAATGTCCTGTAGTTGTTATTGTATTGCAGTTAGGGCATTGTATTTTTGCACCTGCATAGCGTTTACATCTTGAATAACGTGTAATAGGTACAAATGTAGTCACTTGTTTACCTCCTTACAGGCTAGTTCTATACCTGCATTACAATCTGTAACTGTCATGTCATATAGAGTTGATGATAGGGCTGTATAAAACAACCCTGACGCTGCTAACATCATTAGAAAGTTTTGCATTATGCTACCTCCTTTGCAATTAATGACTCAAAGCATCTTGAAGATAGCCAGTATAAATCTTGACCAAACATTCTTTTTTCTGCTTTTGTTTGTCCTCTTTCTTCTATTTCAATTGCACCTTTGTTTGCTAGTGAGCCAATAACACCTTTAAGCTGATTTTCAGTAATACCTATACCTTTGATAAGTACTTTAACTTCATCCCAATCTAATAACCATTCTGAAGGATCATCTAAGCCAAAATCAGAAGCTTCTAGGTCATCTACATACCAAGCGATAGGAAATAAATCCATAACCTGCTTTTCTAAATCAGTAAATGTATAAGTAGTTTTTACACATTTTTTTAGCTGTTCAGAATACTCAAGACCATTGATAGTTTTGTTTAATGCTGAATGAGTTTGTGGAAGTGTTTTTGTCATTTGGAAAACCTCTCGGTTGTTTGGTACATTCTTAGTATATAAAAGGGGTATACCCCTGTTAAGAGTTTGTTAACAAATAGTAACAATGTATATATTAGTCATATGCGTTTCTTTTTTTCAATACTTCCACTTCTGCAAAACACTTAGGACAAGATAAATTAGTTCTTACAGAATATTCTGCATACAAATCAGGATGCATACTTTCATCAGTATCTATATCACCTCCAACTATTAGTTCTGTTTTACACCAATAACAATTCATTTTATTAATCTTGCATACTGTTCAATAGTCATAACAACTCTCCAATTATCCCCTTCTGCACATCCTGGTCTTTTATTAAACCTAACCATAGTAATAGCATGATCTACTTTTGCATTTAGTCTTTGCTGTTCTGCTTCTCTAGGCTTTCTTAATACGGCTTCTGATTTATCTTTCATATCCGTTACTTGTACAACAGTATTAGGAATACCAACTAAATCACCTTTATCTTTATCTTGACCTGCACCAAAACGTCTTTCTACTATATGTCCTGTTGCTGCTGTTAGATATATACAGGCTTCTCTTTCTGCCCTATCACCTTTGTTTTTCTGTGCGTTCATTTTTCCAAATCATGTATTTTTTTCTTTAACGCATCATATTGCACTACATATTCCTTTGTTTTAAATTCTGATTCATGTGTAAACATAAAACGATCATTTAACTCACCTAACTCTTTATATAAATCCTCTATTAACTGTAATTTCTTTTCTCTAAATTCTTTTGTAAGTGCATCTTCTTCTTTTGGCTGTTTAGTCCAATCAGCTACTAAGCCTAATAACTCTTTTACACGTTGTAGTGCGTTTAAAACACGTTCTGATGTTTTCATCTTATAGCCCATGTATATTGTGTTTCTTTTTTCTTTGCAATGCCTTCTTCTCTTTCAAATTGCTCTTTAGATTCTATAGCATCTGTCATTTCTTGCTTATACTGTTCTAATTCACTACTATATTCCCATTTCTCAGGTTTACGCCTTCTTTCTGCCTTAACACCCTCTATAGAAAATGTTGACATAATAAGGCCTTCTTCAAAGTAACCTTCTAATATTGTTTTTCTAGCATCTATCTGTTCTTGACATACTTTCTTTTTATTTTGCCAATCTTTAAGCTGTCTTAGTAGTTGTTCTGGTTGTGGCTTCATAGGTTAAAAACTAAATTCAGAATAAGTGTTTGGTTCATAATCATCAGGTAAATGATAAAGCCATTCAAGAAACATTCTTGCAG